TCTATCAAAATAAGATAATAGTGATGCTGAAGAATTTTTAAACTCCAATAAATTTCCTGGAAAACTGCTACCTTGTAAAATTAATGCGGGCTTATTTCCAAAATACGGTGTTTGAATAAATGCGGTTGCAGATGCTGCTGCGTAAGAAATTACACTTAAGTAGTAATTATTTTGTGTACCTGAATCTCCAGTGATTCTTAAAGCTTGATTTGTAAAAGTTTCACTTGCAGACATTGTTATAGTATTTGAATTGCCTGTTTCACTTACTTTCATTTTCAAATATGCTGGAGATAATGAAGCAGATGTGTTTCCAAAAGACTTGTATAACTCAATACTAGCTTTTTCATTATCGTCAGGGGCTATAGTTGCACCAGTAACTGATGCCTGTGAAGCTTGAATATTAATTTTTATATCATCTGGAGTTGTAGGTATTGCATTAGTTTGTAAATCTATAAAGGCAATTCCATCTGGACCATTTCCCGCCTCACCAACTCTTCTAATAGTAACTTGATTTGGATTTGATGAATTAGCTCCCCAAAATAAAATTTCTCCACGACTATTATTTGATGCTGTTGGTCCAAAATCAGGAGAGGCGATTGCACCTGCTTTAATTAGTAAATTTGAGTATATGGTGCTAGTATTATTATTAAATGTAATTTGAGGATAAGATTCGTCTCCAGAAATAACCAAAGAAGATGAAGCTCCAACAATCTTAAAACTTGGATATTCTCCTGTAAGACCAGCGTTCATAGATATTGTATTGCCACTAGCAGTATTATAAAGACTAGTAGAACCAATGTTAAACCCACCAATTTGTCCAGATGCTGCATAAATAGTGCCTCTAAAGTAAGCATTACCTGATGCTGTGTCAAGAAAGAAGTTAGCCTGTCCCGAAGATGTTGATGTTAATTGATATCCTAGAATACCAGTGCTGTTTATAACTACCGCCCCAGTATTTGCTGTGCCTGTTAATTTAGCAATAGAACTTGCTGTACCATTCCAAACACTTCCAAGATTTAATGCACCTGCAGCAGCAGCACCACCTGCATCCAATCCTCCAGCAATTAATGCTCCACCAGTAACACTTGATGAACTTGGTGCAAGGGCAGTTACTACAGATTGATTAGTTGCAACTAATTGTGTTCCATCTATGTTGGTGGATGGTGCGGTAAAGGTATAAGCAAGAGAATTTACAGAAACAATACCGTCTGGGCTTTTTGCCCTTACTACAATATCGTATGTTTTTCCTGGAGTAAGACCCGTTAAATTTATAAAACCCATCAGGACACCGTTAAGTAATACTCAATTTGAATTGGCTGTCCGTAAGTTGTTGTAAAAATTGGGTTAGAATATGTAGTTCTACTAACAAGTGTATTTTCAATTGGTTTATTTGTTGACCCATCTCTAAATCTTAATGCATCAAATACTATTAACTTGTTACTTGAAGTAGCTGAGTTGGCAAAACTTGCTGTAATATTTTGAGTTACACCATTCCAATATTGTGTAGCAGTTGCCATAGAAATACTTGCAGTTTTATATCCTGCAGAACTTATGTCCAAAGATGCTGAATTTGAAGACCATATTTGAGAGGCACTATCGTAAAATGTAAAAGTTACACTTGGACTATTTGGAGCAGTAGCCAAAGCTCCTGATACATAATACAAAAGGTGTAAATAATCTGATGATGTATAATCACTAAGATCTTTTACAAAATTAAAAATAGATAAAATGCTTGATGTATTTACAGAAACACTTGAAGCACTTGCCAAAGATTTATTGCTAAGTGAAGCAGAAGTATTACTATCTAGATGTGAGGAGCCTTGTAGCCATGAACTAGAAGCATTTGTAGCACTAGATCCAGTTTCATCAAAATTAGAAAAAGAAAAAGCATCTTTGTTTGCGCTAACAAGATTAGTTGGAAATACGCCAAGTTCAAAAATTGAACCAGAAAAACTATTATCAATACTTGCTTTTACAACAAGTTGACTAGCAGTAGGTGAATAATATTTACTAAATACAGTAGCTTTTCCCAACTCATACCCAAGACTTGTTGTTAATGCTGTTGTTGCTGGAGCTGATGCGCAGCCATATCCAATTGATCCCGCCCAATCAGCAATCTGATCTGTAAGATATGAATTTATAGCAATAATTCCATTACTAGTAATCATGTTCTCTTTTTCGGCTAGGATTTCATTTCCAGACCTTACTATGTATTTTCCCTTTATCAACTTGCGCTCGCATTCAGTGTGTATTCATATTCAGATGCTCCGACTACATCATCAAAATATAGTGATGCTACCCATTTAATAGATCCATCTCCTGCAGATGAGTAATCTTCTAATTGCCAAGATGTTGGACCAATATATAAATTTTCTGGAGAACCTAACGGTGTATCTGTTTTTGATTCAGAAATTAATCTATCTACGTTAAAACTATTTGGATTTGTATTCTCTACTACATACTGCTCTGGATTAGATGCTTCTCCAGTTAATACTCTAGAAGTTTTTACATCTAGGTTATTTATAGGATTGTCTTGATCTAAGACATTAATTGCAAAACTAGAATTTGCTATATAGTCAGCATTGTTTCTTGGGTCATCCCTATAAATAGTAATAACTTTTTTAGAAGGAATTGATGCGGGATTGACAAATTTTTCTGAACTTTCCAGCAAAAATCCATTTAATTCATTAATCATTTTTATCCTCCATTCTATATATTATACCATTTTTTAGATTATTATCGGCTTTAATATCAAATCTGTAGTTGAATAACCTGAACTAAAGTTATGAGAAACTGATGTTACCAAGCATTTTATTGGGGTTACGGTAGGATCTCCTGGGTCATATCCAATCCTTTTTAAAGAATAACTAATTTGAGCAAAATCTCCAACTTGAATAAGTGGGTTATAAAATACAGATAAATTAATAGTTGCATAAAAACTATCTAAAGATTTTTCCATTAAAGTTAAAATTTTCTCTACTTGATTTTGATTATTAGCCCATTTAATTTGAATTTCTCTACTATTATTTAAGTGATTAGAATCAACAATTCTTTCAATTACTCTTTCTGACGTTTTTTGATAAACTTTTGCATTGATAGTTAATGGAATAACTTCACTGTTAGTGCTATCACTTAAAGGAATTAATTCATTAGCATTATTTACAACAATAAATCTTGCATTAAATGGATCACAAAACAAATCTGAATATTGCAAATCACTATTTATTACTGGACCTAGTGTTCCACTAATTTCATTGCTAACCTGAGCACTATTAATCACTCCATAAATATGTGGAAGCAAGCCAGAGGTGTTTGAATAAATAGGAGTTCCAGATAATTTAACATTATAATTCTTTATTCCCCGAACTTGAGGACTTGCTTGAAATAAAAATGAATTTGAATTAATTGGAATTTTATTAATCATATTGTTTAAATATTTTTTACTTAAGAAATAATATCTTGGGGTCATATCAAGTTCCGATGCACTAATTTTTTTACCTAAATTTTCTACAACTTTATCTGCGTATATTTCTTGAATTTTTACATGAGCTTTTGGTTTTAAGGATGTGGTATTCTTCATGTAAAAACCAAATTCAGAACCAACTAAATTATTAAAAGTTCCTGTAACTGTTGCAACTTCAATATTATCTATTGCTATTTTTAAATACGAACCTTGAACATAAATGGATAACCTATGATATCCCGTATCAGTATTAGATGTTTCATTATTTCTTCCATCAAAAATTGCTGGAATTGAAATATTTTTGGCAGCAGCACCATTAGTTTTTCCAACTTGAACCAATTGATTTGTAGTTGAAGATTGTTTATAAATTGCCAAAGTGTATTCTTTTTTCTTACTGTAAGTATTATTTAATTGTAAAGCAATAAAATATGTTGCGCTAGAAGAATTAGATTTGTTTTTTGTTGAATTAGTATTTAAATTGAAGAAAAATCCAACTTCAAGGTCTTGAGAATGTTTAGAATCTTGTAAAACTTCTTTTGCATGACTTCTTCTCTTTTTATTTTTACCCGCCCAAGCTAAAGCAGCTTTTTGACCATAATCAGATGTTATATCTGATACTGGTACTTGAAAATCTATTGCAAAAAAATTATAATCTGCATCTTTAATAATTGGAGATAATAAAACTCTTTGATTATTATTAGAAGATGTTAGTGATAATCCTGTATTTGTAGCAGTCAGTGCTTTTAGTGCTGATGCTGTTGTTCCATCTTTTTCATTATATATATATGTATTAAAAAGAGCTGCAGCCGACTTTCCAATTTCATTTCTAGTTTTTATTGTTAAATGATCTTCTGTTTTTGTTCCGTATAGTCCACGAGAAACATTTAAAATTTTTCCTGTTGGTTGATAATCAACCCTGTTGTCTAATTGATCAGGAGATAATCTATTTATTTCTGCAATACCATCATTGATATCCGATTGTTGTTTAACATTTCTAGCCACATATACTGGCGATGATGAATTTGCGTTAGAAAATATATACTCTACTCCAGAATAAGAAACAATTTCTTTTCCAATCAAAAGCTCTCCAGAAAAATTACCCAAAGAGTGTCTTGCATTTTTTCCATTAACAACTCCAGCAGGAACTTTCATAAAATTTTGTCCTGAATATAAAGATTCTTCTAAATAAAAACTTGGTAAAGAAATATTTTCAATCTCATACCAGGCTGCGGTAGTAGTATCTGAAACTCTTGATACCCCCGATTTACCAGAATTGTCAATGCTGTTACTTCTTAAAGAAAGAGCATACCTAGCAATAATTTTTCCAATCTTTTCAGATACAGTTTCGCTGTACGAGTCTGGTATTAAATTTGGAATATAATTAATATTTGATGCTTCAACAGTTTTATTAATATCTGTTACTGGAAAATCTGCATAGAAATTAGATGAATTTATTTGTTTAAATATTTGAGACAAACTTTTAAATCTCATGATTCCATACTCATCAATAAATGCTCCAATTTGATGAATTATGAGTAACTCTTGCAAATTTTCAAATACAGTTTTTTGTTCGTCAAACCAAAAATATGAAGTTTCAGTAGATCCCGCACAAATATTAAGCAAGCCATCATAATCATAGTCGCTGTAACCAGATATTGCAAATAGTGTTGTAATAATTGAAAAAAGATTGCTATTGTCACAAGCATACCTTGGAGATTCTGCTGACTGAGCAAATACTTTCATGTAATCGTACAAAGAAACTGAAACTTCACCAATATCATTAATTTGCCATGAGTCTGAATACAAAACAAACTGCGGAACTTTTTCTGTTAAATCTTTTTGAAAATCTGGAGATTTTAAGAAACAATTAAATTTAATTCCTTGTCTTAACAAATTGTAAAATGTTGCATTTTTTGATCTATTCTCAAATACAGTTGCAGCATATGCTCCCTCATACTGATATAATGGAATATTTGAAAAAGTTAGATTTCCACTATTTGCATTAATATAAGAAATTGGAAAACCTTCTGTGGTTGGAGAACTAAGTTCTTTTTTACAATCATAAGATATTAATTCTGGGGACAAATCTAATTCTAATCTAGGAGATAGCTCAAGAATGTGAGCTTTTGAAAAATCTCCAGAATCTGACAATTTATTGTATTTTGTTTGTTTTGTTATAGTTCCAGCAACAAAACCAATTCCCCTAACTTGAGTAACTACATTTTGTAATGCTCCAGACGAATCTAGTTGTGGGGGAGAAGACCAAGGTGTAGTAGACCAATTTGATCCATTGTAATATAAAACAGTTACACCATTGCTATTAAAATCTCCAGAAGACAATGAAATTTTAGTTATAGTATTTGTAGGTCCAGTATACAAAAGTACGGACCCAGAAGATATTGTATTAAAAGATGTATTATATTTAAGAACAATTTTATTGATAGACATATATCTATCATACTGTGCTTGAATTGCTTTGTCGTTTGAGTCAGAGATGTAGTAAGTAAACTTATCATCTTGTGATGGTAGTATCTGAATAAAAGGATTTGTTGATCCTTTTTCAATAATAATCTGTGGGCTTTTGACACCAAAAGATGCGGGCTTACTGGAGTTAGATGTACTATATCCATGAATAACTTTATCTGAAGATGGCATCAAAATATTGGTAAATGCTTCTCCTGGTCTTAAAGGTTCAAACGGGGAGTTAGTGGAATAAAATTCATTTAAGTAGTAGTCATGTTCTGATACTTGATACAAAGCAATATTATCTACTGCAACAGAAGTATTTTCATAATCCGCAGTTATGTCAAAATTTAAATTAACTTTAGACAAAGCACTTGCTGTATTTAAATTAACAGTAAACCATAATTCAACTTTCTTCCAAACATCTGGAACAGCATCAATGTAGTTAGATCTGTTAGAGAGATCTCCTACAGAAGTATCTGAACTTTTACTAAAATAAGATATTCCAACTTCATTATTACTTGAATCTTTTCCAGAAATTCTTGGAACAATACTTGTATGTGAATTTAAATAGGGGGCATAAGATTGAGAAATACAAGAATTAACAACATCTACATAAGTTGTACTTGCAGTTGCTGTTCTATATTCAGTGGAGTTTGGACTAGTAGATCTATAAATTCTATAAGATAAAGCTTTGGGGTCTGCCGTCCAAGAAAGAGTTACGCTGGCATTATTATTTGTATCTGGCTGAGTAAATATTCTATCTGAATTATTGGTTAAATCAATTCCTGGAGATTGATTATCTGCTCCCACCCCAACAACACGATAATAATACGATGATGTTGAAATAGTTGAGCTTACAGATTTTGTTACATCGTTAGAACTAATAGTTGATGGGTATCCATCTGTAAAATTAACTGCATCATTTTTTACATAAAAAACAAATTTATAAAAACCATTATTTTTAGGAAGATCTATTGCGCTTGAAGAAAATGTAGAAAAAATTAATCCTTTATGATTCCAATTAAAATCTGTTGCTGTTTTTCTTAAAATTTTAAATGACAAAGCTTTTCCAGATGCGTCAGCAACGGAATTGATACCAAAGGCGGATGATGTATATGCAATGGTTCCATTAATTTTGTTGTTATCTGTTAATGCAGTCCAAAATGATGGAGTATTTAATGCTACAGAATTTGCTGAAATAATTTCACTAACACTACTTGATGTTGTTGTGTAAGGTTGAATAAGAGCATTGTAATTCCATTCCGCCCAAACTTGGGGGATTAAAGCAATTGCTGTAGACGATGCAAATAGTTGCTGAGTTGATGCTGTACCTAGCATTAAATCTCCGTGAATTCTATGCTAACATTGACTAAATCTGTCAATTCGTATCTTTTAATTATATCATATTTAAAGCCTGTTATAAAACAATTAAAAGTTTCACCAGCAGTATTTGGAGATGGATAAAATGCTGAGTCAGAGTTTATAGAAGCACTATCCTGAGAGTGTACAACTCTAACAACAATTGGTTTGAATATATTTTGCTCATAAAATGATTTAATCCATGCACCACCCTTATTTCCATCAACAGTGAAAGTATATCCGTAATTAAGTGTTGATGAGTTTGCTGGATTTGCTGGCTTGCCAGTTCCAGATGGTAGGTCCTGCCAGTTTGCAGATACTTTTCTTTTTCTAGAAACTACATACTTTCTCATAGTACCATCTGCCATGCGAGCAACTTTTTCTAATACATCATAATCCATAGTTATTGGTTGTCTGTTATGATCTGTTAGTTGATAAAATATGGTGGGTGCTGCAGATGTTGCTACTGCAATTCCAGCTGATGCACTATATGCCATTATATTCTAGCCCCCTGCCTTCTGCTTGTTCCCATACTCTTGTTTGTCTTTTGAATTTCTCCCATAACCATCTTTGCAATATCTTGCGGATTTGCTCCAGTTTTTGCGTTCACTGTTATATTATACACTGTATGATCATTAATGGTGCTATTAAAAGTTCCCGCCCCTGTTTGCCCAGAAACTCTTATTGACTTATTCATGGCGGAAGT